ACCGCCATCGTTCGGTTCGTTGGCCTCTCTCAACCCTTCAAACTCTCCGTTTTCTCCGTTGACAGGTCCGCTTTTGTTGACAGGCCGGTTGAGCGCGTAGCCCGGTTGGACACTTTCGAACTCGCGTGAGTATCTATTGACAGAGCACCGGACAGCGAGCATGGCCGCGAAGCGGAAGCCGTTGTGGGCGCCGTACCCCGAGGAACGGCATACCCATGGACTTCCGCGACCGAACCACCGACGCGGCGTTGGCCGACATCGTTAGCGTTCTCTCCGTTGCCTACGTGCGCTACCGGCGCGCCCGGCGCATCGAAATTGCCGCCAAAGATGCGCCCGAAACCGTCAACGGAGAACTTGATAACCCGCGCCCGGAGAGCCTTCATGTCAGTGAGGTTGACGCATGAAGAAGACGCTTCGGGATCGGATCGCCGCGCTGGCCGCGATGAATCTGCCCGCCTTGCGCGAAGAGCATCGCAAGGTCTTCGGCAAGGAGCCGGTGAGTTCGCACCGGCAGTTCCTGTTCCGCAAGATCGCCTGGCGATTGCAGGCGGACGCGGAAGGCTGGCAGCCTGACCAAGTCCGCGAACTGGCGCGCGGCATTGCGCGGAGCTCGCCGCTGCGGAACCGCGTGATCACCAACGCCAGCAAGCGCCGCGCTGGGCTCCCTCCCGACCAGACCGCCGTTGCGACGATTGAGCCCGATCATGATCCGCGGCTGCCCATGCCCGGCGGCTGGATCATGAAGCAGTACAAGGGCAGGACTCACGCCGTGCAGGTCCTCGATGACGGGCGCTTCTCTTATGACGACCGGCAGTTCAAGTCGCTCAGTGCGATTGCCCAGGAGATCACGGGCACCAAGTGGAATGGCCTGCTGTTCTTCGGCCTGACGGAGAAGAAGAATGGCCGCAGCTAACGGAAACCTCACCACGCCGCGCCGGTCGACGGTCCGCTGCGCCATCTACACGCGCAAGTCGACCGAGGAGGGTCTCGAGCAGGAGTTCAACACGCTCGACGCGCAGCGCGATGCGGCTGAGGCCTTCATCCGCAGCCAGCGCGGCGAAGGCTGGGTGGCGCTCGAGGAGCACTACGACGACGGCGGGTTTACGGGCGCGAACATGGACCGTCCCGCGTTGCAGAAGCTCCTTCAGCACGTGCGCGACGGGCTGGTCGATTGCGTGATGGTCTACAAGGTGGATCGTCTGACCCGCTCGCTGCTCGACTTTGCGCGGATCATGGAGGTGCTTGACAAGCACGGCGTCAGTTTCGTTTCGGTCACTCAGCAGTTCAACACGACCAGCTCCCTAGGCCGGCTGACGCTCAACATCCTGCTGTCCTTCGCCCAGTTCGAACGCGAGATGATCGCCGAACGCACCAAGGACAAGATGTCGGCGGCGCGGCGGAAAGGCCGGTGGATCGGCGGCATCCCGATGCTCGGCTATGACATCAGCGAGCGCGGCGGCGCGCTGGTGGTCAACGAAGACGAAGCCTCGCGCGTCCGGGCGATCTTCAATCTCTACCTGGAGCACGGCTCGCTGATTCCCGTAGTGCAGGAACTGAACCGCCGCGGGTGGCGGATGAAGCAATGGACGACGCGGAAAGGCCGGCTGGCCGGCGGCGGTCCGTTCACCAAGAACCGCCTGTACAACCTGCTGACGAACCGGGTCTACGTCGGCAAGATTGAGTTCGGCGGCGAGGTGTATGAGGGCGAACACGAGGCCATCGTCGATCCCGAGGTCTGGCAGCGGGTGCAGGATCGGCTCCACTTCAACGGGCGAACCGGCGGTCGGCAGGTGCGCAACAAGTACGGCGCGGTGCTCAAGGGTATCCTGCGCTGCGCGAGTTGCGAGGCGGGCATGGTCCACACCTACACGCAGAAGACGCCGCACAAGCTCTATCGCTACTACGTCTGCGTGAACGCGCACCAGAAGGGCTACAACCAGTGCCCGACGCGCTCGGTGTCGGCGCCCGCGATCGAACAGGCGGTGATCGAGCAGATCCGTGGCATCTCCGCGAACCCCGGCGTGGTGGATCGGGTCGTCGAGTCGTTGGGGGAGCAGCGCGTGGCAGATATCGAGACCCTGGAACGCGAGAAGCGGCTGATCGAGCGAGAACTCGAACGGCTGAGCCAGGAACTCGCGGGCCTCGTGCGCACAGGCGGGAAACTGGCCGTGGACCGGATGGCAGAGGTGCAGGAGCGCGCGTCGGTGCTCGAACGGAAACTGCGCGAGGTCCGCGACCAGCTGGCCGAGTGGGTGGGCCAGACGGTGGACGTGGCCGACGTCCGCAGGACACTGCGCGAGTTCGACCGGCTGTGGGCCGAGATGACGCCGCGCGAGCAGGAGAAGTTTGTCAAGACGCTGGTCCAGCAGGTGACCTACGACGGCCGGAGCGGTGAGGTGACGGTGGGCTTCCGGACGGCGGCGATCAACCAGCTTTGCTTGGAGGTTGCGGGACAGTGACGGCAGCGGGCAGTCTGTTCGAGGTGAGGTTCAAGCTGAGGCCCACCGTCCGGGAGATCCAACGCGCGGAGCAGGCAACCGAACCGGCGGTGACGGTGGTGCGAAAGACGGGGCGCTACCCACGTGCCGCGCAGGTGCTGGCGCTGGCGCTCCAGTTTCAGGAAATGATCGACCGCGGCGAGGTGCGCGACTACGCGGATCTGGCGCGCTTGGGATGCGTGAGCCGCGAGCGGATCAGCCAGATCATGATGCTCGTCTGGCTCGCGCCGGACATCCAGCAGGCCGTGTTGCGCCTGCCGCCCTACGCCGGGCGCGCGCCGTTCAGCGAAGGGGCACTGCGGAGGATCGCCAAGATCGTGCGTTGGGATGAGCAAAGGCTGGAATGGCAACGGCTTACGGACAGCCCGGAGTCGCCAGCCGATATCCACAGCAATCCACAGGTCGGAAGCTGTCAAGCCGAAAATTTGCAGGCGAATCAAGGCACTATCCTGTGACTTCTTTCGCTAAATCTTCGCCATGATAGAATGGGCGAGTCAGCAGCGTTTGTGTAGAGCGGTTCCCTGGCTCCGGCACCTTGGGGCCTCGCCTCGTCTTGCCGTTGTCCCCGGCTGCTGGCCGCTGTACTGATCGCGCGGAGCCTTGACCAGTAGCGAGGTATTCGGGTGATGCAGTACAACGCCAAGCCCGTCCTCCGGCTCATCCCCAACGAAACACTGGCCCGGCTGTTTGCTCCGTACCCTGCCTTTGCGGACTTTGACTGGAACGCGGGCTCCAAAGGAAGCGCCGACCGCATCTTCGAGCGCTGGCAAACGATGGACGACGGCGACGTCCGCGCCGTGGGCCGTGTCTTGCGGCAGGTCCATTGCCTGGCGACGCCGCGAGGCACGCGGGCGCTGATCGAAGCCGGGCGGGATCAAGGGCTGGACCTCGCGGAAAAACTCGCCGCGCTCGGCAATGCCCACGAGCGCGCACTCGCCTGCTCGCTGGATCACCCGGAAGTATTCTCAGCCGCGCGGATTCTCGATCACATTGAAGGGCTGCGCCGAACCTCCTGGGAGAAGCGCAACGGCTTTCCGAGGCAGGACCTTGGTTCGCCCGAAACAATGAAAGCTGAGCTTGGCCCTCGCATTGGAGACTACTACCGGGCTCGTGATGGCCGCGGCGCACCGTGCAAGGTCGAGCACCAGAAGCGCAACAACGGCAGCCACTGGTTCTTCGCCTACCCGGCGGATTACGAGGACGAGGTTCTCGGCTATGACGAAGCGGGCGAGTTGGGGCGGCGGCCCTGGAGCAAGGCTTTCGAAGTGGTCTTCATCTATGACGGGACGGCCGGGACGATCGACCTCTACGCGCAGGGTGGCCGGGGAGTGCGCGACGAGTTGACGGGTATTTTCACTGAGATCGCATTCGGCGAAGCGCAGGAATCGGAGCCGTGGAAACCGGCGCCGTACAATCTCGATCTGTTCAAGAAGTCGGGCGTCGAACTGCCGACCAGGCCCGAGCATCACATCACGTCCGTCCGCGTGAAGGCGCTCCGCTTCGAAGTGCACGGGGCCGGCAGCGGGACGATCACGGTCGATACCGGACGATCCCAGAAGCCGGTCTATGAGTTTATCCGGGCGCACCTGGCCGAGCAGACGGCAACGCTTGCCGACGTGACCATCCGCGAGGTGAGCTTGCAGGCGGTATTTGAGCCGCCCGGCAAGCGGAAGCGCACGGTGACCTTCGAGATTACTCCGACACACTGCAACCTGGACGATTCGGAAGAGGCAGACATTCTCCGGGAATATCTCAAGGAGTGGACGATTGAGGTCGCCGGCTGAACTCTGGCGCGCGGTTGTGCGCCGTGCCGCTTCCGGGGAGCCAACCTTCTGCTTCGACGAAGTGCGTGAGTGGTCTCGGGAACAATTCGAGCACTTGGTCAAGTTGGGAATCCTGCAAGAAGGCCCGCTCGCCGCTTCGGTGGTGTGTGACGCCTGCGGAAAGATGCACCGGGAAGATGTGCTTTGGGAGCCGAGCGTTCGTGACCCTTCGGGCAAACGTGCCTATATCCAGTGTGAGGAGGGCCCGGTGCATGTTCCGGAGCTTCGCCTGCGGCAGTGGGTCGTCGATGCCAGCATGATCGCCAGGAGTCTCGCTGCGGCGATGGCCCTTTCGGGCACGGTTGAGGAGATTTCGGCCGGCAGGGTGTGGAAACTCGGGCGGCGCCGCCTGGCAGGCCGGTTCCGCGACGTGTTCCTGTCGATGGCCGGGACCAGCGAGCACGCGAGGATCGCGGACGTGGCTGCGCGACATCTCACCGCCAAGGACGGGATCTTGCTCGCCGGACAGCCCCACCTCAACAGCCACGGCCTGGACCGGCTCACGGTTTTCGACGCGGCCGAAGTGGTGGAACTCGGCACGGACGGATTGACGGTAGACCTCGATTACATCGAGGATGCCCTGCCCAGGGAACGCGCCATCAAAGAGGATAGGATCCGCAGTCTAGCCATTCCGGAAGGGATCACTTGGCCGGAGGTCACGCTGGAGATCGGCGAGTCGTCGTTGCGCGTCCTCGCGCGGGGCCAATCTTGGAATGTCGATCTGGAAGAAGCGGGCTTCGCCGACACCAGGCGGAAATCGGGAGAGGTGGACCAGCTCTTCCAGATCCTCGGACTCTTCGCTCTGCGGCGCGGGAGCGTGCCGCTGGCCGAAGTCAAGCGGCGCAAGAGCAACCCGGACGGATTTCGCCGGCAGATCAGCAATCTGCGAAAGCGTCTTGGCAACCTGATTCCCGCCGAAGGAGAGTCCATCCTCTGGGATGCGAAAGAAGAAGCCTACACGTGCTGTTTCGGGATCCGGCGCGCTGGAGACATGCACCTGCCAGTGCCCTTGGACGGCTCGTGGATGAGCTACCAGATCGTCGAACGCCGTGATGGCCGCATTGCTGTGAGCGTGAAAACGAACCAGCTTCAACGTGCCAGGGACGCCCGCACGGGCGAGACCGACGCGGCCGAACATCAGGAAACGCTCTGGCAGGAGTACTCACTGATAGACCTCGGGCTTGCGCGGGACGTGGACCGGCTCCTGCCAGAGGGCCAAGTGTTGATTGACCTGCTGCGTTCGGGCGGGAGACTCGTGCGGGCCGGGGACGATCTGGCCGTACTGAAGCTTGGCCGGTGGCTTCGTGACCGAACCGGACTTGCCGGCGATCCTCTCCAATTCAGCGAGGCGACGGGCACCTGGATCGCGGCCTTCGATTGCTCTTCGGAGCGCCGCCGATAGATCCGTTTGGGCAGGCCGTGGAATTTTCCGCGGCCCCGGCCTCGCCTGCCGAAAATTCCTCCCAACTAAATTTCCCTTGTTTCCAATCACATAGCTTCACGCCGCGGCGGGAAATCGCTCTTCCGTGGAATTTTCCACGGATCGGGGCAGAGGCAATCGATGAGCACGCTACCCTCTGCAACGAACCCAACTGTCCCGCCGGCGGCTGCACCGCCCAACGCCGGCCCTCCTGTCAACGTGGAGTCCCTCGTCCGCGAGGCGCTGGCCGACGTGGCGCTCGTCATCGGCAGCGCCGCCGCCCTGCATCAGCTCGACGACGATCTGGTGTGGACGGTCATGAAGCGGCTGGACCGCATTCGCGTCCGGTTGCTCCGCGAACTGAAGGGTCTCGCCCCGCGCGAGGAGTATGAACCGGGCGGAGCGCGCCCGCCGCGCATTCACGCCGCCGTGGATGAGTTCCTCGTCCGCAACCGCACCGGGATGGGGGGGTAGGCCATGCAGTTCGCCGATCTCTCCCCCTCTTGGCGGCGCCTGCTGCGCCTGTTCCAGACGATCCACTTCGGCCGCGTCGAGGAACTCGAAATCCGCAATGGCGAGCCCGTGTTCAGCCCGGAGCCGCGCGTTTTCCTCGAACTGAAACTCGACGCCGCCGACGGGCCGCGTCCGGAAAGCCGGCTCGACCGGTTCACACTGCGGAGCCAGGTCGAGAGGTTCATTGAGCAGGTCGCGCGACTGAAGGACGGCACGGTGGAACGCATCGAGGTGCGGCACGGCCTGCCCTTCCGGATGGTGATCGAGGCGATGCCCGAGGAGGTGGAGTCATGAGCGCCGCCGCCATCGATCCCTTTGTCCTCCGGCAGGCTGAGATTCGGGCCAGCCGCATCGTGGGTGCCACCGGCTACACGCCGGACGACTGGGAAGACCTCCGTCAGGAGCTGCTGCTCGATTATGTCCGCCGCCAGCCCAGGTTTGACCCGGCGCGCGGGGATCAGCGCGGTTTCGTCTTCGGAGTTCTTCGCAACCACGCCGCGAAACTCGCGACAGCGGGCAACAGGGCAAGGGCCGCCAGCGAACTGACGGACGACCCGCCTGACCCGTGTATCTGCGCGACCACACGCCTGGAGGCAGAGCTTCACCTCCGCATCGATGTCCAGACGGTTCTTTCGCGCCTGCCCGAGCATCTTCAAATCCTCGCTGTTCAGTTGACGGAGATGAGCCCCGGCGAGGTGTGCCGGGAGTCGGGCCGATCGCGATCCTGCATCTACCGTTGGATCGCCGAACTCCGCCGAGCGTTCCTCTCCGCCGGGCTCACTCCGGCAGTTCTGGGCGGCCGGGGAGGTGCACGGTGAAGACGCCTGACACCCTGCCCATGGTGACCACCTACTCGATGTGGAACCAGTTCCGGAACTGCCGGAAGGCGGCCGAACTCCGCTACCTCCAGCATCTGGTTCCGCTCGAGCGGGACCGCAACCTGCACTTCGGCTCGCTGATTCACGAGTGCCTGGAACTCTGGCACCGCCAGCGCGACCTGGCGCGGGTGCTTGATCTCATCGACCGGCGCTGCGCGGCCCGTGCGCAGGACGAGGATCAGAAACGCGACTGGCACCTGGCCACCGCGATGATGCGGGCCTATGCGGAGCGTTACGCCGAAGAAGAGTTCGAAGTGGTGGCCCTGGAGCACGTCTTCGAAGGTCCGATTGTGAACCCGGCCACGGGAGCCGCCTCGCGCAGTTTCCGGCTGGCGGGCAAGGTCGACGGGATCGTTCGCATCGACGGCGAGTATTTCATTCTGGAGCACAAGACCGCCTCGCAGATCGACTCCGATTACCTCGAACGGCTCTGGACCGACTTTCAGATCACGCTCTACGCGCACTACGTCGAGCAGACGATGGGCATTCCCATCACCGGGATTCTCTACAACGTCCTCGTCAAGGCGCGGCTCCAGCAGTCCAGAGGTGAAACGGAAGACGAGTTCGAAGCGCGCCGCGCGGAGCTGCTTGCCAAGTCAAAGACGGGCCGTACGACCGCGCGACGGCGCGAGCCGGAGTCCGATGAAGATTTCCAGCGGCGGCTGGCCGAGAAATACGCGGATCCGGCGATGTTCCACCGCGAGCGGCTCTATCTCTCGCGCGATCGCTTCGATGTGCTGCGCGCCGAGTTGTGGGAGCTGACGCAGGCCTTCCTCGACGCGCGCCGCCGCGGGGTTTTCTACCAGAACACTTCGTTCTGCTTCAACTACCAGCGGCCCTGTCCCTACTTCGCATTGTGCCGCTCGAACGGCAATCCCAACGTGATCGAGAACTTCTACCAGCGCGTCGAGCCCCACGAGGAACTCCGCGTTCTCGCGGCCGGCTCGTCCGAACCCGCTTTCTGAAACCCAAGGAGACTCTGATGCCCATTCTTCCCACGACGAAAACCCCTCCCAAGCCGAGCCTGTCGGATCTGACCGTGCTCTGGTACGGGCAAACCAAGATCGGCAAGAGCCAGACGTGCGCGCAGGCCGACGGCGCCGTCTTTCTCGCCACCGAGCCGGGCTTGAACGCCCTCGAGGTCTTCCAGGTACCCATCCTCTCCTGGGAAGACCTGCTGGCGGCCTGCGCCGAAATCGGCGAGGGCAAGCACCCGTTCAAGACCGTCATCATCGACACCGTCGACAACGCCTACAAGTTCTGTACCGAGTACATCCTGCGGAAGTACAAGGTCGAGCACGAATCCGACCTCGCCTACGGCAAAGGCTACGCCATCGTCAACAACGAGTTCCAGCGCGTGCTGACGAAACTCGCCTTCCTGCCCTACGGGCTCTACCTGATCTCGCACGCCAAGGAGATCGAGGTCGAAACGCGCACGGGCAAGTACACGCGCATCGTGCCGACGCTGCCCGAGAAGGCGCGCAAGATCGTGCTCGGCATGGTCGACATGGTCCTTTACTGCGATCTCGACGTGTCGGCTGGCGCGGACGGCGAGCAGATCATTCGCCGCGTGATCCGCACCAAGCCGAGCCTGTATTACGAAGCCGGCGCCCGCACCGGGCGGCTGCCCGAGACGATCGACCTCGACTACCGCAAGTTCCTCGAAGCCTTCCAGTCGGCGGCCGGTGCGCCGCCGAAACCGCAGGCGGGCCCCAAGCAGGCCAAGTAATCCCACGACAGGAGACAACAGCATGAGCAGACATTCGATTGATCTTTCGCAGTTCGATGACGATTTTCGGGCCGAGCAGCCCGAAGAGCGCGGCGATTTCGAGAGCGTGCCCGACGGCAAGTATCAGGTGACTGTCGACAAGGTCGAGCTGACCGAGGCCCAGTCCTCGGGCAACCCGATGATCAAGTGGACCCTGCGGATTCTGGCGCCGAAGTTCACGAACCGCCTGATGTGGCGCAACAGCGTTATCACGCAGAACACGCTCAAGTACGTCAAGACCGACCTGCACCTGTGCGGGCTCGATCTCGAGCGGCTGTCGGACCTGCCGAAGCACCTTGACCGGCTGCTCGACGTGAAGCTCGAAGTCACCAAGCGCACCAAGGGCGACAGCGAGAACATCTACTTCAACCGCCGCATCGAGACGAGCCAGAACGCAGCGAAGTTTCGGCGGGAGGCCGACGACGCCCTTGTGCCGTTCTGACGCGGCGCGGGCCACGATCGTCATCGACTCGCGGGAGCAGGAGCCATACTCGTTCGATTCCAGGCTAACGAGCGCCGAGCGGCGGGCGCTCCAGGCCGGGGACTACTCCGTCGGCGGGCTCGAAGACCAGGTGGCTGTGGAGCGCAAGACGCTCGATGACTTCGTCTCGACGTTGATCCATCGCAGGCGGCGCTTCCGGGAGGAGCTGCGCAAGCTCAGCCAGTACCGCGCCGCCTGCGTGGTGGTCGAGGCCGAACTTCTGGACGTGCTCGGCAAACGCTATCGCGGCGAGACCCGGACGGCCGCGGTCGTGGGCTCGACGCTCTCGATCCTGCTCGACTTCGGCGTGCCGGTCGTGTTCTGCGGCAACCGCCAGGCGGCGCGCCATTTCACGCAAGGCTATCTGTTGGCGGCGTGGAGGAGGTGGGGACGATGAAGGATCAGCGCGAGTCGATCCGCGGCATCGTCGACGCGGTCTTCTACTCCGGGCCCACTTTCAGCGCGGGCCGCCTGGTGACGCCCGATGGCGGCGAGGTGAAGTTCGCGGGCAAAGTCTACGTCCGCGAGCACGACGCGGTACGTCTTGAAGGCCGCTGGGTGACGCATCCCAAGTACGGGCGCCAGTTCGAGGTGGAGTTCCTGGGCCACGACCTGGAACTCGATCCCGAGGGGCTTGCCCACTTCCTCGCCAATCATCCCGACATCAAGGGCATCGGCCCGGCCAAGGCGAGGTTGATCGCCGATCGCTTCGGAGGCGACTTCGATGCAGCCATCCGGAACGAGCCAGAGTCGGTGGCGGCTGTGGCAAAGGTGCCGGTCGAGACCATCGGCGAACTGCGCCGGATCTGGAGCGCCAACCGCGACTTCAACCATGCCATGTCGCACCTGGCCGCCTACGGCCTGACCCATCACCAGGTCACCACGCTCGTCGGCAAGTTCGGCAGCCAGGTGGTGGCGATTCTCGCGCACGACCCCTATGTGCTGATGCGCGAGATTCCGGGCTTCGGCTTCAAGCGCGTGGACAAGATCGCCCGGAAGATGGGCACGCCCAAGGATCTGGCGTCGCGGATTCGCGCGGGAATTCAGTATTGCGTGCTCAGTGCACTCGACGACGGCGACTGCTGGGTCGAGTACGAGGATCTGCTCGATCGTGCCAACACGCTGCTGGTGATGGACACGCTCGACAGCCGGGAGGTGATCGAGCGGCATCTGGAAGCGCTGATCGCCGAGGGTGTGCTGGTCTCGCAGGCATTGGAGCGCCTCATTGTGGCCGATCCCGAGATCCACCGCATGGAAACAGAGCTGGCGGCGATCTTCCGGGAGTCGCGCCAGCGCCAACCGCATGCGGTAGCCGATCTTGATGCGCTGCTCGACGTGGAAGGCGGAGAGCTGACTCCCGAACAGCGGGAGGCCGTCAGCAACGCGCTCACCTTTTCGATTTCGCTGATGACCGGCGGCGCGGGCAGCGGCAAGACCTACGCCGTGTCGACGATCGTGAGCATCGCCGACCGGCTGGAACGGAAAGTCTTGCTGGCGGCGCCTACGGGCAAGGCGGCCAAGCGGCTCGAAGAGGTCGTCGGCCACGAGGCGAGCACCATCCACCGGCTGCTTGGCTTCAACGGCCACACCTACGCGAGGGATGCCATGAATCCGATCGAGGCCGACATTCTCGTGGTGGATGAAGTGTCGATGGTTGATGTCGCGCTTGCCTGGCGGCTGTTCCAGGCAGTCGACCTGACCAAGACGGCCGTGGTGCTGGTCGGCGATCACAACCAGTTGCCGCCCGTGGGCCCAGGGAACCTCCTGCGGGATCTGGTCAAGTCGCGGGCAGTCCCGACGACGGTCCTGACGCGGATCATCCGCCAGGCGGGCGTGCTCAAGGAGAACTCGACCGCCATCCTCGCGGGCGAGGTGCGGCCGACGGCGGACGTGCGGGAAGGGGCGCGCCGGCCCTGGTACGTCATTGACCGCTTCAGCGACCGCGAGGACGTGCGGCGGATGTTGCTGCTGCTGTTCGAGCAAGTTCTCCAGGAGCGTCTCGGCTACGATCTGCTGCGCGACGTGCAGGTGTTGACGCCCACCCACAAGGGCTCGCTTGGCACGGCCGAGTTGAACATCGCACTCCAGCGGCTGTTGCAGAAGAAGCTGCGCGGCTTCGACGTGCCGGATGTCCTTTCCGGACACCGGCCCATCTTTTATGCCGGCGACAAGGTCATCCAGACGCGCAACGACTACGAGCTGGGTGTCATGAACGGCGCCGTGGGCTACGTCGTCGAAGCCACCGCGAAGGGCGCGCTGACGGTCGAGTTCGACGGCGCTGTTGTCGAAATCGAGCCTGGCTCAGACGCCGCCAGCCGCCTTCAGCTTGCCTATGCCTGCTCGGTCCACAAAGTTCAGGGCTCGGAATTTCCGTGCGCCGTCGTCATCGCTCACAAGTCGCACTCCTTCATGCACCACCGCAACCTTCTCTACACCGCGGTGACGCGCGCCCAGGAGTCCGTCATTCTGCTCGGCGATCGCTGGGGCATTGAGAACTGCGCGGCCAAGCGGCAGGTGGACCGGCGCAACACGTTTCTCTCCTTCCTGCTCGAACCGGAGGCGCGCGCATGAGTACCTCGATCGATGTCCATGCCTACTACCGCCAGATCACCGAGTTGGACATTGGCGGGATCGCCCGCGAACTGCTCGGCGGCCGCATCGTCGAAGAGTCGCCGCGCACGCTCTTTTGCGATTGCCCGAATCACAAGAGCCAGTCGCACCGCTCGCTCCACGTCATGCTCGACAAGCAGGGCTGGTACTGCTTCGGCTGCGGCGTGGGCGGCGACGTGCTGCAACTGGTCGAGTTCGTCCGCTTCGGCGTGATGACGCGCGGCCAGTCAGGGCCGATGCCGGAGTCGCACCGCCAGGCGCGCGACTTTCTGGCCGCCCGCGCGGGATTGCCGCCGCTGGCTCAGCTTGCCTCGGGTTCGCCGGAAGAGGCAGAAGCCGAGCACCGCCTCACGCTGCGCGTGCGCGAAGCGCTGACCGCGCTGGCCGAAATCTACCACCAGCGGCTCGTGAGCAATGCGGAAGTCTACTCGTGGTTCCGCGCCCAGTATGGCATTCGTGAGGAGACGATCGAGCGGCTGAAGATCGGCTACGCCGAGGACGGCTCGCCCACTGCCGCGCGCCTGCTCATGGACGGGCCCGCAGCACTCACGCCACGCGAGTTGACCGCGACTTCCGCGTTCCGGCCCACGGCGCAGGACGGCATCGTACCCTTCTTCGACCGGCGCATTGTGTTCCCATACTGGAGCCGCGGCCACGTCGTCTTCCTGATCGGCCGCCGCACGCCGTGGACGCCTGGTCACGAGTGGGAGAAGTCGAAATACAAGAAGCTGGCCGTTCGCAACGACCGCAACCA